CCCGTCAATATTCAATGCGGAAAGACTTACCTTGTCTGCAGTGGCAATTGTGTCTAATTTTGTATCGACAATTGCAGCACTCGCGTTAATATCAGCGTTAAGAATGGTGCCATCAAGAATCATCGTGCTAGTGACCGTACCGCTATCGCCAGTCGTGACAACGTTGCCAGTTACATTTGGAAAGGTAATGGTGCGATCCGCCGTAGGGTTGGTAACGGCAATGGTCGTTTCAAAACTATCATCACTACTTCCTTCAAACACTAAACTTCCGCTAGGACTAATTAGTAGCTCACCAGTAAAAGTGCCCCCTGTTTGGGGAAGTGCAGCATTGGCTAGGTCATAAGCACTTTTAACAGCCGTAGAAGATGCAATAGTTGATGAACTCGTTGTAGCTACACTATCGCTAATTTTGCTTTGCAAACTTGAAGGTGAAACAACTCTTGTCGTATCTGCTCCCGCCTGTGTTTCCGCGTCAGTAGCAAGTTCCACAAGTCCAACAGTTGTCGTTGTCCCTGAAGGTGTTAAGTTGATAAACGATGCACCATTGTAATATTTCAAACCAGGTGTAGTAAAGTTTTCATCCACCCAAAATTCACCAGTGGAATTGCCCGCAGTGCCAGCGGCACTTGCGTTGGGGGCAACAGTGCCAACATGAGCAGGTCCTACCTTGATAATATTGCCTGCATTGTCCTTAAAGAACATTGCAGGCGTACCCGACGCCGTATTAATTGCAATTTGCCCATCAGCCAATCCCGAAGCAGCGGGACGCTTATTGGCAGTGGTTGAACGAAGATGCTTAAGAATGGAAGCCATGTGCCTAAACCAAAACGGTGGCGATTAATTCGTTCACATTCTAATAATATTCACCCTCATCTATACACGCATTGCTTTCATTGATAATATGATCAACGTTATCCCATGCCGTGTAGTAAAAAGCGCCACTCGTTTTGACTAAAACTTGCATTGGCAGGCCGTATGGTGGCACTTCCTTGCCTGCATAAACAAATTTTGACGTTCCGTAGTGAGAGGGCATGATTTGTCCTGCTTGATTGCTTAATAGCTGCCATCATCAACAGTACCAATAGTCATTTCGCCAGTTCCAGATGCCACTGCAACTTCAGACGAGGCACGCACAATGCCTGCTGTGCTTAAGTTTGCGATTTGCACCCTTCCATATACCAATACGTTAAAGTCTTCTTGACTGGACACACCAGAGGCCACTGGAATGAGCGCACCGCCATCGACTAATACATCTTGGTCGCCAACGCCAGCAACAGCACTTCCAAGATCTATCTTTGTCCAGTTAGACCCAATCCCTTGAGAGAGCACCCAGTTGCCAATGGCAAGATCAATGTTTGGTGCAGGAGTGGTGCCAACACCAGAAGATGTGCAGATTAAATAGACGCCGTTATTGCTTGTACTTGGGCTGGATAATGCTTGGCCAATGGTTAACCCAGCCTCAATGCCATAGCTGTTAATACTTTCAACAATATTTCCAGATGCGTTATAAGTGCCACCAAAACGAAGGTTAATTTGAGTGGGGCTACCATAACCTAGATTCAGCCAATAACCTTCGGGCTGAGGAGAAACAACACCCACCCAAATATATGCTGCACGATCATTTGGATTAATCCACCATTGACCAGCAAATTCAGGGACAGGGGCGCTCTCACTAACTTGTGCAATACCGTAATCGGCTAACTGGTCAGCAGTTACACTATTTGAACCCAGCCGAGCACTACCAAAGGTGCCAGTGGTAATTTTGCTTGCATCCAATACGGGAATATCATCTGCAGTGAGTAATTCAACACCAGCAACCACATGCCCTTGTGCGTCAATAGTTACGCCGCCAGTAAAACTACCAGCAGCAACAGTGTTGCTATGTTCAATGGTGCCTGGAGAGCCAATTTGCAGGCCAGCCCCAGGAAGAACAGCGCCGACAGTGCCGCTCGTCGCCATTGGCAAATCAGCAGCGACTAGGCTTCTGAACGTAGGAGTGGCGGCAGCTCCAGCGGTTGGACCAGCAAAAATTGAATTTGCAGATTGTGCGTCTAGTGTGGAGGTGATAATGGCAGAAAAATTATCTGGAAATGCAACTGAAAAGGCTATAGGAGTGGAATCAACAAAGCTAATGTCATTAATTGCAGCCTGCCTTTGCCAAGCGCCACCAGTCCATGTATATTCATAACCAGTGGTTGTATCTAAAAATTGCTGGCCAGTAAAAACACCATTACTTATTGGAGCATTAGCCTGAACAACTGTTGAAGAACTGTTTGCTAATTTAATTGCTGTAACTCCGCTATCAACAATTTGATCGGTGTTTACGGAATCATCTGCTAGCTTTGCGTTGGTAATAGCATCGTCTGCAATATCTGCCGTATCAATTGCGCTAGCTACAAATTTACCCGCGCCAATGGTAGCGTCGGCAATTTTTGCATTTGTAATGGCACTATCAGCGATGTTTGCCGTAAGAACGCCCCCGGCGCTTATCTGCAAACCACTAATGGTGGCAGAGGTGATCTTGGGCCCCGGAATGTCTCCGTCGGCAAGGTTTAATTTTGCAAAGGCAATTGTCGCGGATGCAATCTTGTCGTTTGTAACAGCACTCGCCCCCAAAGCAGTTGTATCTACTGCACCCGCCAAGAACTTGCTGCTAGTAATTCCACTTGTTGCCAATGCTGCAGTGTCTACAGCGCCCACTGCAAACACATTGCTTTCTAAAGTATTATTAACGATATTGGCATTTGTAATAGTGGAAGCTGCAATTTTTGCGCCCGTAACATTGGCGTCTAAAATTTTTATGGTGGTAACAGAATCAGAAGCAAGTGCTGCCGCTGTTAAGCCGCCACTTTGAATTTTTGCATCAGTTACTGCCTGATTGGCAATCTTTACAGTTGTAATGGCACTATCAACAATGCCATCTGTCGGTAATGTAACTTGGCGAAACGCCCCAGCAGAAAAAACGTGCAGATTAAAATCAGTGCTTTTAAACCATCCTCTACCAGTAAAGTTATTAAGAAGAGGGGGAGTGCTTTGAGAAATAATTGAACTATTGTCTTCTAATTTTGCTGCTGTTATGCAGTCATCTGCCAAGGCAGTAGTGTCAATTTTGGTTGCACTCGCCTGGTTAAGCTTAATTAAATCAATGCTGCTATCATTAATTACACCAATTCCACCTTCAATTAAGCTTGAAACTTTGATTTTCTTTGTTTCACCAGCGGATAAATCGACGATAGGCAAATCGTCGTTGGCCGCCACTGAACTAATCAAGAGTTCATTTAAATTGGAAATTGTCTGGTCAGCCATCTTACCTTATAAAGCCAATAAAAAGATTCTAACCGCAAACAAGCTTTTAATCGGTAGGCTCCAATGCAAGAAGATCTTGAGCAAATGGTGTTTGCAAGAGAGGTTGCCCCGTTTCAGTGACAAGAGCATTAAGAAGCTGGCCCACGCGGAGGCGAACTTCTCCAGTGGCCAAGAAGTCTATTGATACATTGATGATTCCATTACTACTTAAATCAACACCAGCCCTTTGCACTACGGCATCAAATGAATAAAAAACAGATGAAATGCTATCGGCTTGGCTTTGTCTTGCTAAAAATAATTGAGCAGAAAACGCACTGCCAATCTCCACTCGCTGGATGAGTTGCATTAAAAGCAGAGAATTTTCTTTTGATCCATTGGGGGCATTGTTAAATAAAGCATCTATGCTCCCTGCTCCAGTTATTAAACCAGCGCCATATTGATTTCTAAATCTATCGCTAAGTGTCGTCACATCAATTGCTTCACGTTCTGTTTGAAAATCATAACTTGTCACGTCCCCTACAAGGTTAAAAGTGGTATCTTCTATGGTCAATTCTATGGGGATATTAGTGTTTGCCTCCATGGCCTGAAGAACAATTGCTTGCTCAGGAAGGTTATTTACTGCACGCTCAAAAGTTGTATAAAAACGAACGCCGCCAGCCAAATTGACATTAATGAATGCCGTAATAGCTGTTTGCGCGGCAAACTGTTGTGCGGTGCCAATTTGAGCTTGGGCGTTAATTTGCGCCCAGGCATTATTTGGTCCTTGGGTCGTAAAAAAACTTAATACGGCACCATTCGTGGAAGCAATTTGAACGCGATCTCCAGTGAGCAAATTTTCAAAGCTACCATTAAAGCCGACACGGTTCAAATTGGTATTCACTTCATTTGCATTTATAACACTACGAAATGCTCCTGCCTGAGTAGTGCGACGCAATCGAATTGAACCTGTGTGACCAGCAAAATATGTCATATTACGGATTTGGTTGTTCTCCAAATATCTCAACAAAATCCCCATCCATGGTAAATTGAATGGGCACTGTAGATAGCTCGCCAGTTGATACTGAAATTCCAACTGATGTAATATATCCCCAAAGTTTAATATCATCAATATTAACACCTTGTGCGGTGTCTGTGCCAACATTCAAATCAAAAAACACGCGATCAGCGGCTGTAATAGATCCTGTTTTTAAAAGCCCTTTGCCGATAAGTTGCTGGAAAGAAAAGAAAGTGGGCTGTTCACTTATTTCAAGGCGGTAGTAAATTAATGTGGCACTACCAGTGGCGCCTTTTACTCCTGGGGTAAATGTATTAACACCGCTATCAATGCTATTGGTGGACAATAATTCAACAGTGGTATCCAGCGACCAGTCGCGAATTTTGGCAACTTCTCTTGTAGTATTTGGCGCGGCAGTTAGAGCGCCTAAGCTGGCGTTGTCAATACCAACTCTCAGACTACCAGTGCGTCCAGTAAAAAATGGCATGTCACTTTAAAATCAATACTTTTATTCTATAGCTTAAAGAGCTTATTGTTCGTCTTTGCCGTCAATCATAAACAAGCCTGCTACAGTGCCTTTAATGCCTTTGGCAATCAAGGAGTTTCCGTCTAAATCCGTGCCATGATGCATGGCCCTTACCGTAACCTCTCCTTCTTCATCCACCTGCACTTCAGTAACACGAAATATGCGCCTGTTTTTCACGGCTTTGCCAATAACAAAAAGATACCCAACAAAATTGCTTTGATCGGGGGTTACTTTATTGCCTGCCTCAACGTTCACAGCTTCTGGCAGCATGTCCGTATTGGCTGCAGAATTCTGTTGATATTTAAGCAATTGGTATGAGCCCGGAGGAATATTAACTCCCACGGCTGTATCTAAAATGTTATTAAGCGCAATTCTTCCCGTATAAATATTATCCCATGTGTTGTGATTTAATTCCACATAGACAAATGCCCCAGGCAAAATTGGCGTGTCTGTTGGCAAAGTTTTAAATTCAATCGACCTCTGTGAATACCGTTTTGTATTGCAAACCAATTTGCCAATCTTTATCGCTTGGTCTCTGTTTGTTACAAATTGAGAGGCGTCAATCGTCAATCTCGATGCATTAGTGCCATTTACATCTTTCAAATTTACTTGAACAGTATTATTGCGAGAGAAACTATCTTCGCCCCGAGTATCCCTGTAAATTACAGTAACGATGGCATCTTGGGTGTTTTCTCCGTAATCAATAAAATCCTCCTTATAAGAATCCTCAATGATATTGCCCTGGTTAAACAATGCGTTCACTTTAATCTTTTCGCTTATTTCACCAGTGATCTTGTCATATGGCAAGCCTGGTACGAGCGTATCTCTCCCTCCAATTTTGGCAAGTTCTAATAAACTAAAAGATGCATTTTCCGCCCAGAACTGTCGCCATGCAGTGAAATCAGCAATCACACCATCCATGAATAGACCATTGGCTTCGCAAAACTTTTTGCTTAGGCCCAGTTGTTGTAAATCAATTGAGTCAATGGTAGCGTATTGTCCAATTCCGTCTTTTGCATCAAGAATAGTGTCAAGAAACACGTCTGGAGCCCGATTAGCATACCCCGTATCATTGCCTAAATATTGAAAATCCGACCCTCCAAAACCATTTCCAGAAGTTTTAAGCAATTTACATTTCCTGCCTTTTGTGACAAAAAGAGAAAGTGACTTAACATCTGCAACGCTTTTGCCAGAAAATAAATTCAAGCCCGCAAGAGAGAGATTGTCGTAAATATTTTCTTTTTCCGAACCCTTATAGTTCTCAAAGCTATCAATAATTTGCTCACTAACAGCAGCAATTTTAAACTCAGGACCATTATCAAACGAAAAATTGATTTGATTGTCAGATATATTGTTAAATACGTCCCACTCATTGATATTCCGTGGTTGTTCATTTACAGGAGGGGAAAGCAACGAAAGCCGCTTCTTTCCCGTAAATTCAAACTTGCCATTCAAAAGCGTGGTTGTAATGGGACTTGTACCTTTTAAATCAATTGTATCAACGTTTCCGCTATTTTCTAAATAAACATAAGTTACTTTGCCGTTAGAACCCCTTAGTATCGGGTGCTTTTTCAATTCTGATGGCACATCATATATGGGTTCAAATTTAAATTGCATTTGCTTCGCATTTGTCACTCCATTGGCCAAACCACTTGTAAACCTTAAATATACATAGTTATCAATATCATTTGCTCTTCTAACAACAAAAATACACGGAACAGTAATAAATTGTGTGTCATCCTCTGCTTTAACTTTCACTAAAAACATTGCAGAACGATATTTATAGCCATTGTCGGAGTCCCTATATCCACTCGTTACACCCTTGGCTCCATACCTAGGTGCTCTGCCGTTTATTCTTTTGAAGACCCTGGCCCTAATTGAAAAATCAACAATGTGACATGGGCTGGTGGTTTCATACGATGCCTCTTCAATACGAACAAACGCTTTTGTAAAAAACAAATCATCACTGAAAGGATTTACTTTTGCCCCAAACACATCCTTAAAGTCAACAATAAACTGCAAGGCAATTTTTTCTAGCTCTGTCAGAGGGGTGAACTTATAGACAAGAGAACTTGTTACTATTGGTTTTTTGGGCACACATTGATGGACTACCTTGCCACCTTGAGCTAATATTTGCAAAGTCCACCCCTTGGGGCAACTAAAGCCGCTGTTTGTCTGTGTCGCAGGTATTGGTGTTGTCGAAAATGTTTTTACCGTCTTTGGTTTTTCTGCTGCAATGTTACCAGCGGCAAGCAATTGTTCTTCGGTTTTAATTTCAGGTCTCAGATCCTTTTGAAGCAATGCGTTAGCAATTTTAGCAGATGCGTCATATTTTGTTTTATAGTCTTTCATATAATCTAAAGCGTTAAATTCTTGTATTGATATATCTGTGCTCCTAAGATCGTTATATTGTGGCGACACTGTGTAACCGTCATCGATACTTTTTAAAGTGACTATCATATCGCCCTCTACAACATCTCCTGCAGTTGTCTTTATCACCTTCAATTTAATAGAGCCAAATTTCAAGACCCCCGAGTTGTCAAAAACAGTT